GTTCCTGCTTCACCTATAAAAATTTTCTTAATTGGTCTACCCATTTTAATGATCTCCTTTTTTGTTTTAGTTTTAAAATGTTGACGTTCTAGGTACTACGCGGAAAGGTTATTAACCGCATAAAACTGTTAAAAGTCATATATATTTATCACTTGCTGCGTTAAAAGACTTACAAGCGGTGCAAAGGGCTTATAAACAAGGGTTGCTGCGTTAAAAGACTTACAGGCGGTGCAAAGGGCTTATAAACAAGGGTTTCTGTGTATAAATACATTATCGACAAGAGGAAAATAAAATGTTTGATATAGGAAAAGCATGGCTCCTAGCACGTTGGGCAGAACGCACATCGTGGAATGGTGTTTGGTTAATAGGAATTGGAGTAGCAGTGTTAATCGGCACTCCGTTTATACAATGGGCTGCATACGCGGCAATTGCATACGGTGCATGGCAGATCTACAAGAAAGAAACTGCTTAATACCTAGTTATAAACTGATAAAGCCTGCTAATATAGTTATATAGCAGGCTTTTTTGTGATTGTCAATAAAAAGCCCTCTTGCGAGGGCTTTAAATTTACTTCTTTGTTACTGTAAAGCTTACTGGAAGCTTAGGTTCGCTACTGTGATCTTACCTAATTGGTGTTTTACTTAAACCACCAACGTTCAGCGTTTTTGTTGCCGTCATTTTCAAGACTGCCAGAAATTTGATCGCTGTGCCCGATTTTATTGCTAACCGCGTTTAAGTGGTTGGCAAACATTGGTATCAGCGCACCACTGTCATCGTTTACTAACGCTTGGCATTCGTAATATAGTTCGCGACGTTTTGCTGTGTCTAGTTCGGCGCGCGCTGCAATTATATTTTTATTGAAACGATCTGCTTTTGGTCCGCTAACCCATTGGGTGTCGTTCCAAGAACTGCTAGCAATAAACGCACTAGTAAAGATCCAGTCTTGCGTTGGACGTCCACTCCAGTACGCGGCGCAGAATGGCTTCTTGTTCCATACGTTTGACCAATAACCATCCTTAGGCTCCCGTACCACATTAATATTAATGCCTGCTTTGGCTGCTGTTTCTTTGATTAGTATCGATGCATCTACAGCACCTGAAAAGGCTGCTGTAGATGCGCTTAAATCAACCGTGACACCTTCCATACCAGCTTTCTTTAAGTGGAAGCGAGCTTTGTCTGGATCGTACGAACGTTGTGCAAGATCAGAGTTGTGGTACTGATTTGTTGAGTTTATTGGATGATCATTGCCAAGAGCACCGTGACCGTTTAATATCTTCTCGATAAGTTCTTCGCGGTCGACAGATAGTTTCATTGCCATACGAAAATCGTAGTTGTCAAATGGTTTAACACCCATACGCATCGGGAACGTGTAATGCAATGTACCTTTTGTTTCCAAAATATTGAGCCTGCTAACACGCTCGAGCAAATGAACAGTTTTTGGGTCTACTTTATTAATTGAATCAACTGCGCCTGTCATTATTGCATTTTGTCGTGCTGTGGTATCGCCTATTACAAAGATTTCGTACTCATCGAAGTGAGCTCGACCTGCCTTCCAATAGTTTGGATTGCGTTTGAATGTAGCTACTACACCTGGCTGAAATTGTTCAATAACATAACCACCAGTTCCAATGCCCGATTTCCAATCTAATTTGCCGTCAACTTCTGGCAAGATTGGAAAATGGTAATCGCTAACTAAGTACGGAAAGTTGGCGTTTCCTGCGTTAAGTACAAATTGTACTTCGTATTTGCCTTTCTTAGTAATGCTTACTACAGGATCTAACAAAGATTTGCCACCCGAGCTTGAATCTTCGCCGCGGTGAAAGTTAAATGATGCAAGTACATCGTCTGCTGTCATTGTTTTGCCGTTGTGGAATTGTACATCTTGACGTAGTTTGAATGTCCAAACCTTAGCGTCTGGGCTTGCATCATAGCTTTCTGCTAGTTCGGGTATTAACTCCTCGTCGTTGCTGATTTCAGTTAACATGTTACCGTAAGTATAAACCAAATTCTGCGTGAAGCCGTTTTCGTGTGTGCCTGGATTCAATGAGTCAGTAGTTGAACCGTGTCCTGTGCCGTTGACAAATCTGCCACCGCTTTTCGGTATTGCAGCGTGAACGGACTGTGATAATATTGTTGCTGCGAAGGGTGCGGCAATGCCGATAGCTGTTGCGCGTTTCATAAAGTCGCGGCGGTTCAAACCGCCATTGCTTGCCATCTTGACAAGTTCGTTGATATCCATACAAATCTCCTTGTAAATTATAATTTATAATTAAATTATAACTCTATTTATTAAATATTAAAACCGCATATTTATTTTACTCAAAATAAAGCCCGCTGAATGTCTGCGGGCTTTAAATTTACTTCTTGTACTACTTTGGTGTTTTACTGGAAGCTAAGGTTAGCAACAGATACTTTACCAAGATAATCACCAGCATTACCAAGAGATGATGCGGTGTTAGTAAGTTCTGCATAACCATATCTGGTCATGAAACCAACTACTGGTTCTAATGTATCAGGATCTAATACAACACCAGAGCTCATTAATGGAATGTACGGGCAATAGAACGCTGCTGCGTCTGCTTCGCTTGTACCTTTATAACCAACCAATACAGCAGTAGAATCACTTGCGTAGGTGTTGACATAAATTTTCATTGCTGAATTCAAAGTACCAACTAGCTTTGTGTTAGTTGGAGCTTCGAAAGTACCTTCTGTAGTACGAGCGAACGCACTAGTTGTTGCACTTTGTAGAACTGTTAATACTGCTGGTGAAACCACAGCCCAGTTACCTGCGCCACGTCGAGTGCGTTGAGCAATCAAGTTAGCTACGCGGTTGATAAGAACTGCTAGTGCAGCATGCTCGTCACCTACGAATGTAGCAGTACCCGAAACCAATGCTTGGTCGTAAGCTGCTTCAACTGCTGCCAAAGAACTCAAAGATCCTAGAATCTCTTGGTCAATTTCAACAGTAATTTCTTGTGCTAGTGCTGCCATGATTTCAGCTTCAACATCTAAGCCGTGCATTGCTTGCGCATCTTGAGCTGATTCAAAAGTCCAGCGAGCTGATAGCTTGCGTGTGCGAGCTTCTACAACTTTCTTAACTAATTGAACGTTCATTCTACGTCCTGGCTGGCCTTCAAGTGCTGCTGTACTTGACGCTTTACCTGTAGTTGCATCACCTGAATATGCTTCAGCGATCTTAAACGGGCTAAGAGCTTCGTCACCGGCTGCTGTATCTGTATTACCAGCAGATGTGTCATTCATAGCATCAGCATAACGTACTCTAAGAGTATGAATCTGTGTTACTGGTCCTGACATAGGTTGTACACCAACGATTTCGTTAGCGATAACAGTAGGCATTACACGTCGGATAACAGGCAATATAACACGGTTAAGTGTTGCAATGTTACCAGAAGCGGTGCTTCCTGAAGTAGCGTTCTCTAATAGTTGAGTACGTGTGTTTTCTAAAATTGTTTGCATTGTTGAACGTTTGTTACCGTCAAGTCCTTCTAACAGGGCTGTTTTGGTATCATTCCAACGGCCTTCTAATAATGTAGACATTTATTTATTCTCCTAAGAATTAAAATTGGTCATTATAGCCCTGCTAAACGCTTGATATCAACTACAGTGCCTTCGGCACCTGTGTCAACTTTAGCTTGTTGTTTAGCAGTGTTTTTATTACCAGTTACGACTTTACGTGATTCATTTAATGATTGCTTTTCAGCAACTTTAGATGAACCGCCATTAAGTACGGCTGGTAGATACTTTTCAAAAGCACCACTTAATCGTGATGTTTGTACTGATTCCAGTAATTCTCTCATTGTGGACGCCTTGTCCTTGTGTAGAGTTTTTACTAGGGTATCAATCTGTTTAGCTCGGATGCCACTTTCAGTAATAGATTTAATTTCGTTTTCTTTACTTTCAAGTAACTTCTTGCTTGTTACAGCGGTTTTACGTGATTCTGCGATAAGTGCGTCACGCTGGCCAACTGCTTGGCGAAGTTTTGCTATTTCTTTATTTTCATTTAAATGAGTTAAAGTAAATTCACTTGCAAAAGCTTCAAATATCTTACGTCCAAACATGTTTTCACGTGCGGATGCGATATCTTCCTTGAGATGTGTCATTTCTGATTCCAATGATCCGGTAACAGACTCTTTAACAAGAGTAGCGGCTTTAGTAATAAACTTCTTTTCAATCTCAGCCATCTTAACTTTCGCTTCAGATACTAATTTGACTTTGGTTTCTACTACTGCTTGCTTATCTTTAGAGAACTCAGTGATTTCTTCAGCTAATTGACCGATGACAAACTTCTCTAAACGCTTAGTAGCGGCCTGAGATGCTTTACGATCATTGCGGAATTCTTGTACTTCTTCCGCTAATTGCTTGGAAACGAATTTTTCAAACTTATTAGCTGTTTCTTTCATTGTCTTTTTAAAGGCAACTCTGTCTTCGGCTAATGCTTTCTTGTCTTCTACAAATTCGCTTAGTTCTGTTGTTAATGATTCAGTTACTAACGTATCAATTGATTCAACCATAACACTCTTGTCATGCTCATATCGACGAGCAAATTCTTCACGTAACTCGCTTCGAACTGTCTCTTTAGCTTCACTTAACTTTTCTTCCCACGCTTCGTTGATTTGATCGCGAGTTGATTCGTTAATTATTCCACTGTCGACTAATGATTTGATTGCTTGTAGCATTGGTTAGTCTCCTAAATTTTCAAATCTTGGATGAGTCTAAGAACAGACTCCCTAAGATACTTTTGAACATGTCGGTCTTGTGATGCATCGATTCCTCTAGCATTTTCAATAATTCTATGTCCACCCTGCATATTTAATAACCCTTCATATATTGGTGTTGGATATGCTTCTGGTGCGCTAGGCTGTGCCACAACGTCAACTGTTACAATTTCAAATTCGCTTACGCTTCCATTGCTTTCGTTTACGTTGCCGCTACCGCGACTAGATACACCTAAATTTACTCCGGCTTCTATCATTGTTCGCACAATGTTTCCCATTGGAGTAGGTAATACTTTCATTTTACCATAACCGTTTGGCCCTTCACACCACATTTCTGTGATCATATGAGACACTCGGTCTAAATTAACCTGCAAGTCATCTGGATGGTCTACTTCGCCTAATACGGAGTAGCCACCTTGGACTTGATCATTTACTGCTTTCACGGCTGTTTTAATTTCGCTCATCGGGTAAACCCGTTGATTGGCGTTCTTAACATCGCCCTGTATACAGATGCCTTTAAGATATAAATCTTTTCCACCATTACCATTGTCTTTAGCTTCTGTGACAATATTAGCTTGTTGGAATGTTAAATTTTCTCTTAGATAAGACATTGCTTACTTTCGTTTGCTCTCTGTTACTGCTTTAACTGTTTCTTTCTTATTAAAAGCAGATTTTCCAGCTTTAGCTTTTACATCGTTTTGATAAGTGTCGTCTGCAGGCTTAACGGATACTTTGTCTGCGCCTTTTTCAGCAACTGCTGGAGTAGTGTCATTTGATGTTCCAGCCATGTCGTTTGTATCTGCTACAGCAGAAGTTGTATTGTCAGCTGTATCAACATTAGAAGTGGCTACTTTTTCAACGTACTCGCGTACTATAGACTCGTCTGTTTCTTCAGAACTTACGTCCTTTGCCATATCAGCAGTATCGTCCATGTCCATGTCGTCTTCTGCTTCGTCTTCTGCTTCGTCTTCTGCACCAATTAATGCGTCAAATTCTGATTTAAGTTCGTCGATGGCATCTTCAAGATCAACTACACGATCTTCGATTTCTACGTGCTCTTCTGCAGTGTCTGCGTGTGCTTCTTCATGATCGTCTATTTCGCCGTCCATATCAAAGTCAACTTCTGATTCTGCGTCTTCTTCCATGTCGTCTAGTTCGTCTTCGCCGTACGCCATTTCTAGAAGTGCATCGCCGTTGGCTTCCAATACTGGAATTAAACCTTCAACTGTTACTTCGAAGTGCTCTGCTACACGTTGCAACAAGTCACCTGCGTCTGCTTCGTTTAATGTGCCGTCGATATGATCTAATAACTGCTTTGCTTCTGCAACTGTAATATCAAGACCTTCTGATTCGCCTAAGCCTTCTTCGTCTGCTTCGATTTCTTCTTCTACTTCAGAAATATCAGCGTCTTCAATAAGTGATTCGTAAATAGTGCGTGATTGTTCTACAACAATGTCATGGAACAGTTTCTTTGCTTCTGAATTGTCTTCGTTGACAATAAGCTCAATTAGTTTTTCGTATTTGTTCATAAATAAATCCTCTAAAGTTTGTTAAATTTTATGTTCAAGGATATTTATAACAGTATACTATATTTGGTATTATAACAGGGTGTTTTGACACCAAAACACAAATTTTGGCGGTTTTTTGGGCTAATTTGTTGATAATAAATTAGCCCAGCTATCAGGGTATTACTAGAATTCAGGAGCTGCGGAAGTGCCATATTGCTTATGTATATTGGCCAATTCTTTCTCTTTTTCGTATGTTCTCATGTCGTTCATTACACGAATTTTGTTTAACTGCGCTAAAGTAAGTTTACTTTTGCGCATATCTTGTAGCCCTTTAAGAATGGTATTATCATCCTCTTTGGATTCGTATTTTGTCTGAGTGTTATTGAACATTTCGTGTAAATTCATAATATTATTTATCAGTTTATGCGTCGATTTCAATTTCAGCATCTGCGCCGATGTCACCTGCATCAGTTGCGAGCATTTCTAAATCACTGTCGTCTAATGCTCCTTCCAATTCGTCAAATGAATCTATGTCGCCTGTTATGCTGCCCGGTGTCACTCCAGCACTACGCAAGTCGCCGGTTTCGTTACTGTTTATATTCTTTCCTGCATCAGCTTGCTCTTCTTTCCATAGCTTAGTGTTCTCAAGTAGTTCTTCTTCTGTCATACCCATGTAACGCTTTAGTGCAAAACGCTTGGACATATAAGGCAAGTCAGCAACATTACTGAATGTTGTCATTCGCACAGAATCAACGTCTGCCTGTGAATAAGATGCAAAGTTTTGTGGTTCGTTTAGGCTTAGTTCAAATATACTGTTGTCTATGTTGATACCGCGCCAGTTAAGAAACATTTTAAATTCCTTGTCCAACTTCTGCGACATTAAACCTTGCAACCGGATACAATACTGGTTAAAACGCCATTCTTGCATTAATGCTGTTCCTACCTTACCATCGCTGTATGTGGCGTGCCCTTCGTCTGAACCTGTTGGCAAATAACTAGATGGTATTCGTAAACCACGCACTAACTTGTTGTTAAAGTATGTTAAGTCGTTTATTTCACCTAGATTTTCACCACCTGGTAATGTTTCAACGCTTGATCCACGTCCGTCTGCTGTGTGCGGAAAGAAATAATCCTCGTTTATAGACAATGGATTATATGTAGCATCCATCATTGTTTGTCCGCCATCTCCTGTTTGACTTGGAATGCGGCGTTGATGTATTTCATTTTTTACACGTTCAACAAACTGCATGGCCATATGCGATGGCATATTACCAACGTCAATCTTAAATATTCTACGTTCCGGTGCCCGTTGTATGCGATAAATTAGTATAGCATCTTCTAATAATTCCTTTTGCTTGTATACTTTGAACACTTGCTCTAATACACTAGTACCGAAAGGCCATGTAACATCCAATCCTTCAGTGAGGCTAAGATGTAAAACATGTTCAGCATCAACTGCGGCTTCGTTTTGCTGCATCGAGAATCTTCCCCCGCCAGCACCGCCGCCAGTTGGTTGTTGGTAACCCGGTGTTTGGTAGCCCGATGTGTTGGCATTAGTATACAAATCCGATACCGGCTTCTGTGTTGCAGACAGATTTGCTAAGTTGGGTGCTAGGTTTTGTATGACGTATTGCTCGGGTTCTTTTCCGACGCTTTCGTTTACTATTACCTTTATAACTTCTGGCATACTAACCCAGTGTAGTTTAAATGTTTCTGGATCACGTATGAATATCTGATCGCCATATTTTAATGTGTTGCGAAAGATCCTAAACGCACGTTGTTTAAATTGGTTTAACTTAACCCAATTGGTTAGTTGCTCCTTGATAATCTTTACTTCGTTTTCCGTTGGATCCGAGACGTAGTTAATATTGAATATTGTACCATTTTCTATGTTCGGTTGTGTAGAGAATTCAGACAGTACGTCTAAAGCCGCATTAACTTCAACATCCATGTCCATTTGCTCATATTGGTTATAACGCTCAACACGGTTTGGATGCCCCACATACACTTCAGGCAACGAACTTTGATAGTTTTTGTACCCAGGGTTACTCTGATTTCCACCCGAAATAGGGCTTACGTTTTTTGGTGGGTTTTTGAAATACTTAGTCCAAGTCATTTTATGTTCTCTTTATTGTCTTATTTATCGAACTTTGGTATGGCACACTAATTAAATTAAATTATAGCAGCAGTTTGCTTTCTGATTTCCCTGATTAGTTGTTTTAAGACATTAATTACCTCTTGGTTATCATCAATCTGTGTTAGTCTGCTAGGGCCGTCGTAATTTGGATTAGCCTCTGCTAGAGGGACCAAAGTCTGCTTATCCTGTTCTAATGTTGCATTTTTATTTTCTAATCTGGCTATGTTTAGTTTGTAGAGGTTGATCTGGGTTTCTCGATCCTGTACTGCCTTTGCGTTTTTTACGGCCTCGTCGGTTGCGGACAATGTTGTTCCCACTGTGTCAGTGGGAACTTTTTCTATTACTTTAGCAGTGTTATTTGCTTCTTCTTCTTCTTCTTTCTTCTTGGCGGCGGCGGCTTGCCTTTTGGCCCTCGCTGCGATATATTTAGCTTTTACTTGTTCTTGTTTCGCTTTGTTTGCCCTAAGGTTATAGTATGCCTTGTTTGTGATTTCCGATCCATCTTCTTGGCTTGCTTGTCGGTTCCGCATTTCTTCCATGGTGTTTTGTCGGTCATCAAATGGCATGTCACGAAGAGAGTTTGCTACTGTAATATGGCCCGGTGTACCAGTGGTAACTATACCGTCCACGACGGCCTGATGTGTATCATCAAATTTTTGTTTCGCTTGCTTCTGTTCTACTTTAGACGCAAGATCATCCGCAAGACCTAATATAATGTTTGTAAATTTCTCTGCGGCTTCTTTCATATTCACGTTTAAGAATTTAAATACACTAGCAGCCAATGGAAATGAATCCTGTGCTAATTTGAGCATAGCGTTTTGCAAAGCACGTTGCGCTTCCACTGCCACTATCATGTCGTCTACTGCCTTACCTTGTAGTTTGCCTGCATCTGCAGTGGTTTGTACGAGATCTGTTGTGGAATTTTCAGCCGCGCCAATAAAGTCAATTACTCCATCGTAAAATGAATTAATTGATGCAGTGGAAGCATTTCCCTTGCCTACGAACTCAGCCTGGCCTGCTGCTGCCATACTATTCATTTTTGCTCTTAATTCTGGACCAGCGGCCTTGATTTCGTTTAGCATTGATTGAAATGCTTCTGACTGTGTCATTGAGCCAGACGATATATTAGCAGTGTAACGCTCTACTATGGGTGCCATGCCAGACACAATAGCACCAGTGTCTGATATAACTCTGCCAAAAATAACAGACTCTTGGACTGCCCTCTCTAATCCCTTAGGCATACCAGTTAACACCTTGTTCATTTCGACGGAAATTTCCGGAGGCATTGCTGCCATCTTTGCTCGCATTGCCATATTAGACAGTGCTTGGTTTCGTTCTTTCTTTAATTCGTCCACAGACTTGCCTGTTAGGGACGACATAACTGCTAGATTCTTGGAGTATGCCGCACTCTGTCCTGCAACTTGCTCATCGGACAGTGCCCGTAGTTTTCCAGCACGTTGCATTACTGCCATATAATCGGCTTGATTTTCTACCTGTTCCTTAAATGAAACACCCATTTTTAGTAGTTCGTCCCGAAATTGCACACTATATTTTCCAACCTCAGCTAAACGTCTTGCACCTAGACCAACCGACCCGCCAAATGCCACTAGCTGGTCACGAGTTCCTTTTATTACTTCCAGGTATTCCTTGTCTGTAAGACCCATGAGCTCACGTTGCTTGTTCATTTGATTGAAACCATCTGCAAGTAGCACACCTGCACTAGCAGCACCCTTAAACATAGTCCACAATTGGTCCCACCCGTCTAACAACAAATTTGCTGCAAATTTAAATATAGCTGCAACCGCTGCACCCAATGCAGCGGATGTTTTTGCTACTGCGTCACCGAAAGCTGCAAGTATACCCCCTATAAATGGTATACCCGATGCTACCTTTAAGAGGCCAGCAACAATTGATCCTGCACCATGCACCACCGTACCTAGTATGTCACCTATCGGATCAACAAAGCCCTTGAGCATTTCAAAACCTGCGTCGCCGTTGGCCATTATGGAGCGTATACTGGAACCAAATGCGCTTGTGATCTGCATGGCACTTTTCCCCATATCATTCCATGCTTTGTTGACTGAGTTGGCAGAATCTTGCATTTCATTAAGTTCGTTTGACGATCCTCTTACTGAGTTATTGAGCTTGTCAAACGAACTAGTGTCCAGGCGTGGATCGGTAGTGCGGCTTTTTCCAGCAGCGGCTTTTTTTGCCTGACTCGTCACTGATTCAATCCACTCTTCGGTGAGTTCCGATTGACGCTCTAAACCATCTGATAGTCTTTGCACTATCTCTTCTAAATCTGCCATAATATGTTTCCTGCTTATATTTATACAGATAATATTATGCTTGCTATATTCGAAACGATAAATAATATACTAGTATTATTAACCAGGAAAATATTCAATGAACGAATCCAAAATACCATTGCCATCAGAACTGCAGGCTGCAACACCAGTTAACGGAAATCCGCTATCGCAGTATTTCAGACACATAAAGATAACAGTTGAATTGCCGTCGCGTGGTAAATTCTGGCCACCTGGTTCAATTGATCTAGCAGAAGACGGTACAATTGGCGTAATGCCACTAACGGCAACCGACGAGATATTACTCAAGTCACCAGAAGGATTACTAAGTGGTTCCAGCATAGTAAGCTCTATTGTTAGCTGTGTTCCTAGCATCAAAAATCCCTGGTTAATGCCAGCAATTGATGTAGATACCGTGTTCATTGCTATTCGTCTGGCATCATTTAACCACACATTGGAAGTAAGCTCGGAGTGTAAGCACTGTGGTCACAACAACGACAATGCATTAGATTTGCGTACATTGTTGGACAGTATTCCTAAGGGTAATATACAAAATAAGCACATTGTAAATGGTTTAACATTTGAGTTTGCTCCATACACATTTGAATTTATCAACAAGCAAGGCAAAATGAAGTTTGAACAAGAACAATTTGCGCGTGGATTGTCAGGAGCCACTAGTGCAGACGAAGTATTAAAAAGTGATTACTACAAGAAGGTGTTTCAAGAACTAGCAGCCCACAACACCGAAGCCATAGTAGTTGCCATTAGTAGTATTACACTGCCAGACGGGGTTGTAATACACGATTCAATTCAAATAACCGAATTTATTACAAATACTGACAGAGAGACAATTAAACAGATACGTGTTGGAATTGACGCTATGAACAAAAGCAGTGCTATGCAACCAATGACAATTGAATGCGAAGAATGCGAAAAATCATACGAAACCACAGTGGAGTTTAATCAAACAAATTTTTTCGAATAAGGCTTTTGTCAATGAGCAATGACAACATTGTCAAACTGCTCAACGACATGAATGATGAGGCAAAAGCCATAGAGAAAGAGTTAATTCAGATGTCATGGGCAATGCGTGGAGGCATTACACTCAATGAAGCATATGCATTAAGCCCATATCAACGCGAGATCATCGCTAATATGTATAAAACTAATTTGGAAACAACAAACGCAACCGGTTTGCCATTCTTCTAGCGGAATTCAGTTTTCATCTTACAAGCACTATAGAACAACAAATCCTTTAAGTATATAACCCACCCGAAAGAAATAAAAGAAATAGCGATGCATTGCAGCAAGTCGAGATTG